TCTGTGTCAGCAACTAAATCTAATTGACCATCAGCAGATGAATTAATATATATTGCTGTATCTCTAAATTGTAATTTTTCTGTACTAGCTACAAGAAGGTCGTCTGAAAATTCAAAGTAATCTTCATCTTCCATCCATTTAAAAACACCATCAGATGATTCACCATCAAATGTTATAGTAATATCTGTTCCTGCTGTAGCCGCACCAAATGTTAATGTATTGCCAAGTAATTTAGTTATTGGCCCACCTTCAGCCGCAGTACCATCGTGGGTATGACCTGTACTTGCCGCAAATGCCGCTAATATCTGATTGTATTCATCATTAAAATGTGATGCTTCAATGACTGCACCATCAGTAATAGTACTTTGTCTTGTATAAGTCGCTCCCATTATCTTCTTCCTCCGTTAACGTATTCTAATTCAAATCCTCGTAAAGATAAAGATTGTTTTGCACTTTCATCTTCTAATTTAAATGCCACTACAAATCCCGAACCTTCAACTGATACTCGTTCCAATGGAAATCCAGAAGAACCATATGCAGAGGTAGCATAAATACCACTACCATAAAATGCCGCAACTGTTGCAGAAGAAAATTCATAAGGGTCGGGTTGAGGTGTATTTGTGTCATCATAATTATATCTTAAACTAAATGTTTGATTTGTTGTATCTATTGCTTCACCAACTTTATAGTTGACTAAAACTCGTTGTAAACTTTTTCGTATTCCCGGGTCACCAAGTGACATATCGGGAGAACGATAAAAACCTGTTATAGTATGTGTGCCATCAGCTCTTGTAAAAGAACCTCCAGATTCTTGTTTATACACATAACCATCAAATCCACCATGTATAATTGTTTCTGTATCTCCTACAAAAAAAGAATCTGTACATGAAGGTTTTATTCCTTTTAAATCTGCATACTCAAATCCTAAAGTTCCTGTTTCTGGATTTGCTTTTAATACACCTATAATACCTTTAGCATTTGTTTCTGTTTCGTTTGTTGTAGGATAAAATAATCTATATTGTGATTTACTTCTTATAATTGTAGATGTAATATTATCTGTACCAATATCAGAAATTCTATCTTGAATTTGTTTAGATACTGTACCTAATTCTACATCACCAATTCTTTCTGTACCGGCAATACTTCTTAAACCATCTGGTGCTAAATAAATTAAATCACCCCCAAGCTCTTGAATACTTTTTCCATCTACACAACCTATTTTTCTTGTAACAGGTGTAACAACAAAATCTGAACTAGATGAGCCAGATATTTTAAATATTCTATCTGTTCCAAATATAAATAATTCTTCACGAAATACTTTAAGTCCAACTATAGTTGTATCAACTTTAATTGTTCCTGCACCGGTATCAAAATCATCTTCTGTAAAAGGGCCAGAAAATGTAACGCTAGATATAGCATCTGACATACCTGCATAAAACATATGATTTTTAAATGCAGAAACAAATTTAGGTGCTGTTGGAGCAGTTCCACCACCTGTAGCATTTATTATATCAACATTATACGATGTGTCAATAGAAAAAGCATTAGTTGTGCCTGTTGCTATCAATATTTTTTCTGTACCATTAAAATTATAGCGTTCAAAATCATAACGATACGTTGTTCCTTTACCAGTAGCTAAAGAAGTCCATGAACCACTTGTATCCCCACGATAAATTGTACCACCTCTAGCCGCTAATATTATATCATTAAATATAGCTACCATATCTACAATTTCTGTAGCTGATGACACTTGGGGTACAATAGTAGAATTATAAGCTGTTGTACCAAGCGTTTTTTTATATCCACCTGCAATGTCCGGCTCAAAATTAGTTAATTGTAAAGCCTCTCCCGGTCTCATTGAAAAAATATCTTTATTTAAAACTAATCCTCCAAAACAACTAACAACTGTAGGGGTTATCTGTGAAGTATTTGGCACTACATTATACCTCTACCATAATGACGAAGATTTACTCTTTCATCACGCATGTATTCTTGTTTTGATACTAAATCTTTTTGTAATCTTTTTAGCCCATCTTCATATTCTTTATTTGCAATCATTGCATGTTCTGGGTCAGAACGTAAATTATATGCATAGTATCTAGCTCTTGTTACTAATAAATCTGCGTATCTATCATCTAAATCTGGAGTATCCCCATGTGCTGATAATTCAGTATGCTCTTTCCAATATTCTACAACAATAGAATAGTCATTTCTATCCGGAACTGGACTTAAACCTATTTTACCACTTTGAGTTTTGTAAATATATTTAGGTTCTGCTTGAGAAGTACTTAAATTAGCTTTATCTCTTTCTGAATATTGTCTAATATAATCATCATAAGAAATATATCTTAATTTTTTAGGGCCTGTATTTCTAGATATTCTAATATAATCTACATCTAAATTAGTTGCTGTAGATGTATTATTTACTGTAATATAACTTGTTTGAGCTGTTGCTGTAAAAACTGTATCTAATACTGCACCTTCACCAAAATTTTCTACAGTTAATGTTGTATTTAAATTTTGAGTTCCTTCTGCCGCAGTACCTACTTGTACTTTTAATGCTTGTCCTACACTATTAGAATCATACACTTTTACTTGTATTCTGTATTCTGTATTTTTACTAGTTGTAATAGCTTGATAAGCGGCGTAATCATTTAATCTTAATCTACCATTACCTCCACTATTATAAGCGGCACTACCTGCACCTGCTATAGTTGTCCAACTAGTTATATTAGAAGTAAACTCTCCATTAGTAACTAATTCTTTAGGTTTTAAATAAATTGTATCCCAATCTATTTTACGCCATTCTAAATCTCCTGTTTGTGGAGAATCTGTTGTAGGTAAATTATATTCTCTTTGACCTGCATTAGTATTATAAAATGTTTCTTTATGAAGACTTGGTAATTCTTCTAATTCATTGTAGACATCATGTAATGAACGATTAACAAAGTTTTTAACAGAAGTTTGTACACCTCTACTAGATGCAAAATTAGCTGAAGTTAATTCTACTTCATTTAAATCATTTAATACTCTGTTAGTTATTGTTAAGTATGTTGCCATTATGCCCCTGTATTATTTAATCCTTTAATAGGAAAACTGTCAAATTCTACACAATATGAATTCATAGTTGTTGCTAATTTATATTCTGTAGGTTTGTTATTGTATGCTTCATGTAATTCGTATCTTGCTACCATACACTCTTCTTCACTTGGATATATAAATCCATTGTATTTAACTGAAGGTGCATTTGGCATAGAAAATAAAACCAACATAAACCATATCTTAATCATCTTTTTTGTTTTCTAATAAACTTAATATTTTATCTAATTTAATTTCTAAATTTTCTACTCTTTCTTCCATTTCATGTTTTATATTATGATTAGGATACATGTGAGTAATTTTTTGTCCAGTAGCACCTTTTTGTGCTTTTCTTAAATCAATAGTTGCCATATAAACCTTTTAGATATTTATTTAAATAAGGGGGCCGAAGCCCCCAAATTATATTAATTACCATCATGTTGAGTTGCAGAGTTTCTATCTGTTTCGTCAACACCGCTTACATCACATAGTAAAGCAAAGACACGGATTTTACCCGCACTTGATGCCGCACTTAATACTAATACATCTAGTGTATCAGCACTTGCAATTACTGGTCTTGCTGTATTTGTTAATACAGAGTATCCAGTAGCGTTTGTATCCCCATCAACAAAAGTATCAACATCTCCACCAGTAATACCTAAGTCCAAAGTTACAGAACTTGATAGTGCAGTTAGCACTTCAATTCCTGCATGTAGAACTAAAGTTTCTGCCGGAATATCTAATACTTGCAGTACGTCATTTTGTGCCGCACCTGCATCAGAGTTAATTGCTGAAATGTCAATTACATTTTCTACAAGATAAGGAGTTCTTATACCTGCACTGAATCTACTAGGTCTAGCACCTGCGGTACTAGGGCCTGTTACGTCATATGTAGCCATGTTATATTCTCCTAATCAATTAAAAGATGTCTAGCTTGAAGTGCTTCCGAACGAAGTACTTTTCTGCCAAAAACGTGAAGACCTCTAACAATATCAGAGAATGAATCTGGGTCTCTAATTACTTCTGTTTTTGCAATAGCATTAGCAGTAGCAGTTGAAGACATGTGTCCAAATAACACTTTGTAATAGTTAGAAGTTGAAGAAGCGGCAAAGTTATTAGTCATGTATAGTTTAAAACCATTTACAAGACCATTAATAACTGAACCATTTCTTAGAGGTGATGTACCATCACCAGTAACAGAAGCATCCATTAATTTAGATGATGCATTTCCAAGTTGTTCATAGAACTCTGGAGATGCTAAAAACCATCTATTATCAGTTGGGATGTCTGCTCCATGTAAATTTTTTGCCGCAGTAGCAAGGATATCCATTGGGTCAACTTCCGAAGAGCCAAATCCAACATCCGAACCAGAGCCATCACTACCAGTAGTAGTTCCTGCACCGGCAAACATTGCCGCAATTACATTTTCATCGTATGAATCTTTTAGAGCGTATGCTCCAGAAGAAGTAGCCAAAGCCTCCCAGTTCACATGAGCTTGTCTTTCTTCGATATCGTCAACTTTAAAAGCAAACGCATTAGCTTGGTCTACAACCATTTGAATTTGGTCATCTGCCAAATTCTGAGGAGCTATTTGAGCACCTCTGGTATAAGAACTAACTGTAATGGTAGGCTCT